TAATAATCTAATAACCTAATAACCTAAGAAACTTGGAAATAAGTTTTATTACTCATTAACAACTGTTTTTTGGCACCTAGGAAGTTTAACCTTAGTAAGCTTTTCAATATTAGCAATTTGTGCATTATTAGGTGCTTCTTTATTTGCTTCCCATCGTGCTAACAATATTGGAGATACTCCAATAAGTGCCGCAAATTCCTTTTGATTTTTTAATTGAGTTAATCTGGCTTGAGAGATTAATTGTCCCAATTGTTTAGGAACATCATTAACTATAGTCTCGGGAACATGTTGTTTATTAAAAGCAACCTTCTTAGTATTAGTGCTTGGTATAGCACTAGTAAATTTAATGCTATGCCAATCTTGATGTTGAATCATAGATAATTTTATAAAATAGAGTTATAAAATTATAACAATTCAATTTTATAATAAATATAGTATAATATATTTTATAGTTTATAATAATATATTTTATAGTTTATAATAATATATTTTATAGTTTATAATAATATATTTTATAGTTTATATATATAATACTACTATGGCAAGTAGATTTGGTAAGATGACACAAACAATAATTTTTATTATATTTGCTGTACTACTAAGTATAATAATTTTAAGCTACTTTAACATTAATATGACATCAAATGAACCATCAAAATTAAACAGATTTGCTGTTTATGAAGGATTTAAAGAGAAACAAGAAAAAGAAAAAGAAAAAGAAAATAAAACTACTAATCTTATTATACAATAAATAGTATAATACTATAATAGTATAATACTATAATAGTATAATACTATAATAGTATAATGCATATTTTCATAGTTATTGGTATATATTATTTATAAAAATTGAAATATAAAACTATTATTTATATATATTATAAAATAATAGTTTACTATGATTATTCCAGTTAAATGTTTTACATGCGGCAAAGTATTAGGTAATAAATATAGATATTATCAACGCGAAGTTCAAAAACGAAAAATTGATAAATCACTAGAAGTTGATAAAGTAGTATATTTAACAAAAGATTTTATGGATAAAACACCAGAAGGAGAAGTGCTTGATTTGCTTAATTTAAAAAAAAGTTGTTGCCGAAGACATATGATTACTCATGTTGATATTGAATAATATATTAAGCTAATTTAACTACAATCTTTTCATAGTAGTCCTGCTTTTTCCTTTTTTTTCCATTTTCATCATATATAGAAATTTGTAATTGTTCTGCTATTTTTATTAAGTCGTCCAGCTTATAGCTTGAAAAAGCTTTTAATGGTTTTTCAATATTTTCAATATGAAAATAACTAGATAAATAACTTTGTAATTCTTCTTCGCTGATTGAACCATTTAGTAATTCCACATCAAAATTATTAAACTGCGCGCTCATTTTTTCATTTGATAGTTTTAAGACCTTATAATTTTGTAAATTATAAACTTTTTCATCATTATTACAACATAAAACACAATAACTATTATTGGAACGTAAAATTATTACATTTATTAAATGTAATATACATAAGGCATGAAATGTTTTAAAACTGATTTTTTCATTATTTGTTAAATCGTCTTCTACAAATGATTTACTTATTTTGAAATGTTTTAAGCTATTTTTTTGACTTCGCAATTTTTCAACAACACCAAATTTAAACTCTTTCATAACACTAAAAGAATTTAGCATTTCTAAATCACTATCATCAAAATTATTAATTAGCTTGTAAAATAACCAAAATAATTTATCCTGAAAATTTTTATGATTAGTAATCTTAAATGGTTCATTGTATTTACTATATTTTTTACTATAGTCTACTTTTATTCTACTTAGCGGAATATTAGGAATGATTGACATATTATATTTTTTATTATAATTTGCTGAAGTAGTTGAAGTAGCTAAATTTGTTGAATTTGTTGAATTTGTTGAATTTGTTGAACTCGTTGAATTTGCTGAATTTGCATTTAAGCCATATAACATATAGCTTTCCAAATCCTCTAATTTAATAGGCGCATTTAATAGCTGTTTAGTGAACAACATTACTTACAATGTTAGTAATATTATCTTTATTATCTTTAAAATAAGTTGTTTCCAAATCCTTTTTCAATTTTTCATCTTTATTAATATATGTTTCTTGTTTCTTAACAAAATTAATATAGCTTAATATAGAATTGTATGTACTAAGTGATATTTTGTTAAGATTTACAAAAATGCCATTATTATTTTCATTTAAATATATATTGTTTAGTTTTAATATTTTAGCTATTTCAATATGATGTATTTTATCAAGAGGTTCAATAGTTTTACATAGTTTATCTAATTCATTAGGGTGTATATTATTTTCTTCAAGCGAATCCATTATTATTTCTAATAGTATGTCGTTAAATAGCTTTAAATAGTATTAAATAAGGTACATAATTTTATAATTTATTTATAAAGTTTTATAATTTATATATATATTATAAATTAATGATAAAGCTTAAAACTAAGCAATATTATATTTTATAATTTATATATAATAAATTAATATGTGTTGGAATGAAACAGTATCATTAAACACTTTTTTTATTTAGTTTATTTGGAATAAACTTTGCTTATTTTAATAATGTAATCAATGGTTATGAGTATTTATTTTACTATTCGTTTATTTCAATACAATTAGTAGAATATTTTACTTGGAAACATTTGAATAATAAAAAAATAAATAGATTATTATCACAGCTAGGATTATTTTTAATAGCACTACAACCTATTTTATTTATATTAATACCAAATAATGTTAAATTCAAAGTAAAAGCATCACTAATAATATTATATATACTATTTTTCTTCATTTCTGGTGTTTTATTAAATGTTGATTTTTCAATGACACAAGCAGAAAACGGCCATTTGGCATGGAATTGGCTTAAGGTAATACCACTATATACTTTTACATGGTTAACATTTCTTTTAGTAATATTATTATATATTAAAAAATATATTTTATTTGCTATACATGTAATAGTTTTTCTTGCGATTTATTATACTTATTACAAAACTAAAACAAGGGGGTCTTTGTGGTGTTGGATAGCAAATATAATGGCTGTATTTTTAATTGTTCGTACATTTTTTAAATCAAGCATACCAAATTATTTAGTAATTAATGAGACAGTTTAAAACTAAGCCATATTTTTTTTTACTCTTTGACCACTTTTTTTTGTTTTTAACTTAATTTTAGTTTCACCTCCAGTTTGTTCCATAGCAGAATCTAGCGTGTCTTCAACTTCTAATCCATAATCGCTTTCTAGCTCTTTTTTAAGTGTCCCATAATTATTAATAGCAATTAATTCAGCAATTACACTAATAAATTTATCATTTAATTCATAACGCTGTCCCAATACTCTAACTTGTAACATATCATTTTCTTTAATTTGCGAAAACATTTCATTATTATAATGATGGTCGCGTGCTATAAAAATAATATATGGACTAATATTATCATCACTTACTAGTTCAGCACGCACACCAACTTTTGTAATAGATTTTGCCTCACAATTTAATATCATAGACTCTACTGGATTTGTAATCAAACACTCAAATACGCATTCAAACACTAATTTATTTGAAAATAATTCTCCACCTGAATATGTTAACAATTTCACACTATTATTTTTAACATAACCATCTTTAATACATTTTCCCTCATTAAATTGTTTTAATCTAACTTCTAATGTGTTAAATAAATCAGAATTTACTTCATTATAGTTTAAGACAATTTTTTGCGTCAATAATGAACGTATATATATATGTAAATTAGAGGTATTAGTTTTTCCATTTATGGATTTGTCTTTATCTTGTTTCAACGAATATTTTTTGTTTACTGATTTAGACATCTTGGTATATAATAAGATTTTTATATTTAATATTTATTCAATTATATATAATAATATTAATTTTTTATATATACAAAATAACAAATTTTATATATACAAAATAACAAAATAAATTAGCTAAAGTTGTTAATTAAAGATTGAACTAAGTTGAAAAACCAACGCTTATTATCTTTTTTAATGTAATCATAATATCTAAAATAAATTTCCAAAGCATTACAAAAAGCAATTTGATTATATTTTTTTAATTTTTGAATAATACTATTAGAAACTCCAATAGCAACAAATATTTTTTCACTATGCGCTTTTCCTGCTTGACTACAACGAGCACCTTTGTTTGTGCCACTTTTTATTTTGAAATATGTAATATAGTCTTGTTTGTTTTTGTTTGCCAATGCCAAAAACCCGATTGATTGCGCATGGTCTAGTGACGCAACCTTTTTCTTAACAATAGTTTCAGCAAAATCATCATAGTCTTCAGATTGTCCTAATGTTAATAGTATATTAGAACCACTAATATGGGGAACTTTGCTTTTTGTTATTATGTATAATGTATAATTTTTAAACTCGCTTTTTTGTGGTACTATTAGTGCTCGCAATTTACCATCAATAGACGTTATAAAATGTTCCTCATAATAATGTACTAATTTACTTTCAAAGTTTGAAAGTCCCTTTAAATCATAACCATTATTTAATAAATAATTCACTAATAAAGTAGTTTTTTCAATATTCAAATCATCTAGTAAAATAGCAATTGCTAATGTTTCTATGCTATTTGAATCTAAAACTGATTCTGCTTCCAGTAGTTTAATAATTGACCCATAATGTATATATTTATTATCATCTAGTGATTGATGTTTGTCAGGTTGTATATTAGTAATATAATTATAGTTTATTTCAAGTTCAATAATAAGTGATTTTACATAATCAATAAGTTCAATTGATAAATAGTCATCTTCAAATAATGTAAAATTAATTTTTGTTTGTTCAACTTTTGTATCAACTTTTGTATCAACTTTTGTATCAACTTTTGTATCAACTTTTGTTTTTACAGGCTCGTCATCGATCTTTAACGGCTTTTCAACTTCGGCTTTGTCAACATATACTGTTTTTGTTTTATCATCAAATACATCAAATGTTTCAGGAAGAGCAAATGCTATTCCATCGGGTTTATTATGTATTGGATTAGACCTTTCAAAAATAGTAGCATCATTATTTAATTGTGACGGTTGAAAAATGTAAAGATTTTCAACATTTATTAATTTCCCTAATGTATTATATTTATCGGTAATATAGCTATTTTCATTATTTACTAACTGATCCAAAGCATTATTTATATGATTTGTTGAATAATTATTAAAACTAGTTAAATAATTTATAATGTATTCTTTAGTACAAAAATATTTTTCTTTAAATAAATCTCTAATTAGTTTCACTATTGCTTCATTGTTGGTTTGTAAAAAAAATTCATTATAAGAAGAATTATTTTCTTCTATGTCTCCTGTTAATCCCATTTTTGTTTTATAGTCTTCTAATTCTGGCTTACATTTATAACTACATTCAGCCATATAATCACATAATGGACTATATGATTTATCACCGATGCTATAACTAATTGAAGCATTATTTGAAAGTGTTAATGTTAATTTTTTATTAAGTAGTTTTTCATCAAATTTTTGTTGCTCGTAATTTAGCATACAATCAATAGAATGTTCTTTTAATATACGACTAATAGCACCAATAACTTTTGCTTTTGCTTCTGCTTTTCTATAAATTAGTAAATCGACTGACTCATTATTATTATGCAACAATGTGCCGTGCATAAATATTTGGACGTTTCGTTCACTTAGTGGCATATTTTTATGACTACATGTTCTTATTGCTCGTCCAATAATTTGCTCTATTCTATTTATATTAAACCAAGGTTCTAAAATATGCACTTGCCTAATAAATTTTAAGTCAATACCCTCACTTCCTGCCGCCGAAAGGAGAATAACCTTAACATTTTTACCATCACTATTATTTGAGTCTGTTGCTGCTTTTAAATCACCAACAACATCAGGAGACAAATTCTCATTTCCACTAATAATAATATATTTTGCACCATGGAATTTAGAACCAGCACCTAATTCAGACTTTTTCTTATAACTAGCAATATCTAATTCTTCGCTTTGAGGTGTTAAAAAAAGTGATCTATTACTTCCATATCTTGTAAATCCAATAGACTCTAATGTTAAGGCAATTGGAATCAATCCAGCATCAATAAATTGTGAATACACAATAATAGGACCCTTACTATATATAATAGAGTCTATTATTGATTTAATTTTGTAACTATATTTACCAATGTTATTAATATCAAAAATATTGGGACTTGTGCTAGCTTTATAACTATAGTTGTGCCTTGATTTAGGTGCATAACTTTCTTGATAGCTCATAAGACTATTAATGCCTGCTTTACCAATTACATCTTTAATAGAAAACAAACTATTTATTTCTTCCATATTAAGTGTTTCTAATAATTGTGTAATATTATGCTCATTATAAGCCAATTTTTCTTCAAAATACGATTCTAATTTGCTATTTGGAAATACAATATTTAATGCTTCTAAGGGTTTTTGTAATAATGTATAACCAAAGGAGTCCATATTATTTAGTTTGTCTTCATCAAATTTTGACATATTATTTTTTAGTATAATATTATATACAAATTCTTGATATGGAGAGATGCCTTCATTTATGTATATATCAAACAGTTCTATTGATTGTGTTAATGGAGTACCATTAATTTTAAATTGTGGATAAGTTTTTGTTTTTATACTATTAGATGGCGAAAAATCATTTGGTAAAATTCTAAAAGGAAAACTTAAAGGATTATCTCCTTTCACATAACTAATGTAACCATTTATTTTTCGCTTAAACAATTGTAATCCTACTTCTTCGCCTTTGCTATTTACTATAAAAGAACCATCGCTATTAAATATATCTTTAATATCTACAATGCTACGCCTATCGTTCATATTTAATATATTAATCAAAAATATGATTTCTTTATAATCATTAAACATTGGTGTTGCTGATAGAAATAATAATTTTAAATTATTAACATTTTTAACAAGCTTAAGTAATTCGTTTGAAACCAGTTTGTTACTATTGTCTTTAGATTGCCTTATATTATGGAATTCATCAATTATTATTAATCTATTGTCAAAGAATTTTTGTAATCGTTCTGCCATCTTCTTTTTTTGTGTGGTGTCTAATGGATTACTAGGATTTGAAGGATTTGAAGGATTTGAAGGATTTGAAGGATTAGATTTCTTTATTATGAGATTTGCAAACTGTGTATAGCCCATAAATAAATAATAATTATTTATTATATTTGTCATAATTTTTATTACTTTCTCTCGTGTTAAATTTTTATGCGTGCTATTAATCTCATCTAATATGCTTTGACCCGCACAATTATTAATAGTCCAGTTATTATTTTTAAATTCTAATTTTCGTTCATCAAATAACTGTAAATAGAAATTTTCTTGGACGTTTGGAGAGGCTACTATTATGATTCGTTCATTATAACCCATATATTTTAAATATTTTCTTGTTTCTTCAGCAACACCTATTGCGGAACAAGTTTTGCCTGTGCCTAGTCCATGATAAAGTAATAAACCATTATATGGTGTATTTGATGATAAAAAATTCTTTATGAATTTTTGATATGGCGCTAGCTCAAAATCCTTATCACATATTTCATTGCTTAATTTTTCAAAATCAGAATCAATATTTACTTGTAATTTATTTTCGGCAAACTCTTTTTTATGTGCTATTTTAATATTGAAAAATTCATCATCTAAATGTGGATATAAGAATTTATAATTTTTATCGAAAGAATCATTTAATTCTTTCATATTCAATAACTCAATTGCATTTAAAAAATATTTTGTATCATTCTTGGTTTTAACATTTTGTTCTAGCTCTATTAATTCACTTTTATCTAGGCTTAATTTATTCATATTTTCTTGAAACATTTGCGCCAATTTTAAATTATTGGTTTTCGTTTTCTTATAAGGTTGTCTATTATAACTAGTAGAGTCTTCGTCATCTTCATCTTCGTCTTCTTCTTCCTCTTCATTCAAGCCAGTATCAGTATCAGCTTCGTCGTCGTCGTCATCGTCGTCGTCGTCGTCATCGTCGTCGTCATCGTCGTCGTCTTCATCTTCTTCCAAGTCTTCTTCGTCTTCTTCCTTCTTTTTACCAGCTCCTTCATCCATTATTTCTGGTTCTGCTTCTTCTGCCGATTCATCTATTCGATCTTCTTCTATTGGTTCTATTGGTTCTATTGGTTCTTCTGTTGCTTCTGCTGAGGCTTCTAATGGCTCTTCTTGCTCTGATTCTTCTGCTGAGTCTTCTATTGATTGTTCTTCTTTTTCTTCTTCTTGTAAATCATTAATGACGTCTTTATTAGGTTCCGCTTCTTCAGAGACAATCATATTATATATATAATCTATATGTTTTTAATAATTTATTTAAATCATTTATTATATTTGTTTTTTCATAGTTATAATCTCTAATATAATTATGTACTTCATCAATAGGAACCCACTTAATTTCACTAATTTCATAAATTTGAAAGTTAGCTAATGGAATTGTATTATTACTAATAATACCAACAAAATATTTGTGCTTATAAGATTTATAATTTGAACCTGTAAAAATTTCTTCAAATGGAACAATATTATTAAAAATTTCAATATCACTTTTTTTATATCCTGTTTCTTCTTCAAATTCTCGTAGTCCACACACAATATCTTTTTCGTGATAATTTCTGCGACCTTTAGGAAATCCCCACTCAGGTTCATTATAGTTTTTATCACATAAATCTACCAACTCTTTTAAATTGTAACTTTCTAAAATACTTGTAAAGCCAAATTTCAATTTGTTAAATTTGATTTTTGACAACTTTTCTTCATTTCTATATAAATTATTTGTATTATAATTCCATAAATAGCTCCATATTGTATCAAAATCATTAGTTAGCAAATAACTTCTCTCATTTACGCTCATATTATTTAATAAATTTAAAATATAATTTTTGTCTTCCATAATATATTTTCCTCTCATAAAATCTATAAAGGCCAAGCTGTCTTTCCGCTTTATTATTAATAGTTCAATAACATTTTCATTAACTTGTAAATCAGGATTAAACTTTTTAACTATTCGTAACGGAATAATTCCAATACTAGTTATAGGAACACGACAATTATGAAATAAGTGTCCTAATTTACCACAATTGTTGCAAAATACTTGCTTCTTAATATTCATAGGTTGCGTTAATAGTTAGTTAAACTATTAACGTGTTATAGTTTTATATTTATTTAAAATACACATTTTAAAGGTTTTAAGAATAAAATATAATATATTATATTGATAAATAAAAATTGAGATGTTATTGTAAGATTATAAATCTTATTAATGTTAAATGCAGACTTATCAGACAAGCTACGATTCAGAAAGAAAATGTCAAGATTATCCAAGGTATTATGTATATCATGAAACAAGTAAAGGTAGCCAGCATTTTGGTATTAATGTGTGTAAAGTATATAATGAAAACGACGATTTTAGGCAATGGTTAGTTGTTTCTAATAGAATGAAAAGACTTATAGCAAGACAGCTTGTAAATGAAAATATAAATTTAAATAATTATGGCTTCCGCTTAGACTATTGTAGATGGCGTGTTTCGCAACAACATAATGAGCTATTTAAAAAGTTGGAAAAAATACAAGCACTATCTTTTGAACAATTAGTTTGTGAAAGAGAGCTTGAAGAAGCTATTAAGACATTAGGTTATTCTCATATAGAACTAAACAACGCAGAAGCAGATTTAATTAACTATCAAATTGATCATAACTATTTTTGTTCAGTCACGATGGAACTACAGTATAATCTTGAAGATGCCGAAGAAAACCACGAAGAAGCTAAAAAAAATCTGGAATTAATAAGACAAAAAATGTTTGAACTAAACAATAGCAAATGCTTAAAACACGAAGAAGACTATGACTGGAATGAATTTATGATTTAAATCGGATTTTAAGAATAAAATATAATATATACAAAATGGATATAAAAGAACTACGAAGTTATTGCATTCAATTTGAGCAACCATATTATAATTCAAGTAATTTAGGCATGTCATTATTTGATTTATTTATGACGTTTTTTATTGCCTATTTGATTGAACCATTTATAAGAGTATATACTGGACTAAATAGACAAGTATATTATTTAATGCTTTTACCATTAGGAGTTGTTAGTCATATATTAACAAACCAACACACATTCTTAAATGGTAAACTGTTTGACAATTCAATCAATTTATATAAAGTTATAATGATTATTATAACACTTAAATTAATATATGAACTAAATAAGAGTTTTTATGGTAAAAATACGCAATAGTTTTGTTAATGTTATTTATAAGTTATGTCAAACAATAATATGTCTAATAATAATATGTCTAATAATAATGTATTAAATCCAATAATATGGGGACCACATTATTGGTTTGTTTTATATACAATTGCCTTAAGTTATCCTAACAATAGCAATGATTCAACAAAAAAGAAATATTATGACTTTATAACAAATTTACCGTTGTTTTTACCAATTAGTGACATTGGTAATGTATTTAGTAAATTTTTAGATGCTTATCCTGTTACACCATATTTAGACTCTCGTGAGTCGTTTGTAAAATGGGTGCATTTTATACATAATAAAATAAATATTTATTTAGGAAAACCAGAAATAACTTATTATGACGCAATGAATAAATATTATGAAAACTATAAAATTAAGGAGCTAAAAAAATATGAAGAAAGCAGAAATAAGCAAAAATACATTTTTGGGAGCTTAGTACTATTGTTAGTATTAGTAATAATTGGACTCACTATTAAGTTTAAATAATAGTTTTTTATTTTTATTATAAATTTTTTATAATAAATTTATAACGTATAATTATATTATATTTACTATAATTAATATATTATTATAATTATTAATAATAAATATGAAATTTGAATTGCTCATATTAACTATAACGGGTTTTGTATTGCTTAATACATACTTTGAAGGTAAATTACTAGCTAAACTTAAAAATTATGAAAAATATTATAAAATGGGACTAATTGCTTTTGTTGGACTATGTATATATTTATTTATAAAGAAAAATCCCGCAAATTATAAAGATTTTGTAGTTAATACAAACGGTTACATTAAATATTTACCAATAGACAGAAACACTGCTAGTATTATAACTCCAATTATTGATTTTACATCTAAATCAATAAGTAATGAATTAAATAATAATTATAATTTGAGCGCCGGAACAAACTATAGAGAGTCTCAACATTTACAAAAGTCAATAAATGCAAATTATAATAATATGACAAAGCAGCAACAAAAAATATTACAGTCTGGAAATACTTCAACAAAAAGAAGTGTAAGTGAAACCAAGAAAAAATTTGTGGCGGCTTCGCAAAACTGGCATTGTAAAGGTTGCCAAAAACAGTTGCCTGCATGGTTTGAAGTAGACCATGTTATGAAACTAGAATATGGCGGTTCCAATGATATTACTAATTTAGTAGCTTTATGTAGAGATTGTCATGGAAAAAAAACAGCATATGAAAATTTGTAACATTGATAACACAAACTTTATAACACAAGCTTTATAACACAAGCTTTATAACACAAGCTTTATAACACAAACTTTATAACACAAGCTTTATAACACAAACTTTATAACAGAGAATAATATAAATTTATTAATTTATATTATTAATATTATCTAATAATGACACAATTATTAAAAGCAAGTTTTAATACAATTAGTGACTATTCAGATAAAACAGTAAATTTCTTAAAAAATAGTATAAGTATTTCAACAGATGTGTTAATTAATGGAATAAAATTCAAAAAAAACAGTTCTACTTCCAATGAATATGAATATTTTTACTATAGATACATTAATGTGTTAGTCATTTTATTAATATTTGGTCTTATTTATTATTTAAATAGTTATTATAATGTATTTGGAATAAAAGATACACCCTACGAAATATTAGGAGCAATACTATTGTTAGGCGTTGGAGTCTTTTATTTTCTTTTTCTAGTATTTAGAAATAATAATAATAATAAGATTAATCAAAATGAGAGACTTGCAATAACTGGCACTGACACCATGGAGCTAACCAAATTAGGTTATGATACTAATAGCTATAATATAGATAATATAAAAATTCAAAACACATATTTAAAACCATTAAGAATTTTGTTTATGTATATTGGGCTATTATTATTTATACTAATAAGTATTATATACATAATCAACTATGTGCTGTATGCACAAAAAAATACTAATACGTTTAGTATTACACAATCATTAATAAGCATAACAATTGTCATTGTTGTGTTGGCAATTTTTGCCGCACTATTTTCAATAAAAACAACTGGTTCAGATGACTCATGTGAATATAGTGATACAAGTAAGACTCTCTTTATTTATGATTACATTTGTATTATCAAAAAAACTATATTCTTTATACCTTGTTTGTTACTAATTGTTATTGATGAAATAAATAAAGATATTAAATTAACACCAAGTCCTGTATATTTATTACTTTTTATATTATTGCTATTAATAACATTGCTATTTGTATTGCCGTTTTTATTTAAATATTTTAGAACACTTAATAAAAGCAGCCTATTAAAAGGAACAGACCCTTATTATTTAAATGAAAAAAAGGTCATTGGTATATATCAAAATCTTAATAAAAGTGTTAATTCCACTATTGATATTCCAATACCTAAAGATGATAGCACAAGCAATCCTATTATAACAAATCCAATTGACTCATTATTAAGTACATTAAATTTAAATAAGCAAGAAAATACACTATTTAAAGCATTTGATAGTTCAACAGAAATAGCTCCTGAATCTAAAGATATAACTAAACAAGCAAAAGACAATATAAGTGACACAAAAGGTTATAATTTTAAATTATTAAAAAATGATTATAATGGAATATATAATGTAAAAACTAGCTTTTATGACCCACCCAAAACTATAAACAAATTTCCATACAATTATACATATAGTATAAGTTTTTATGTTTATATAAATCCACAACCAACAAATACATCACCAGCTTATAATAAAGACACTGAAATATTTAATTATGCTTATAAACCAGTAATATATTATAATGGAAAATCACAATCTATCATTGTTAGATCTAGAACACTAAATAATAAAGGAGACCAGTTAGATACTATATATGAAGGGAAAAATATAAAACATCAAAAATGGTTATTTTTTGTTATTAATTATTCCAATAATAACATAGATGTTTTTATAGATGGTAAATTGGTAGGAACAAAAAAAGACATAACTCCATATTTTAAAGGCGATAAGGTAACAATAGGGGAAAATGACGGAATTCAAGGAAGTATTAAAGAAATAAACTATTATAGTGAAATTACAAGTCCATTAACAATTGAGTTATTATATAATTTAACAAATAACAAATAAATTAAAAAATATCAAATAACAAATAACAAATAACAAATAACAAATAACAAATAAATTAAAAAATATCAAATAACAAATAACAAATAAATTAAAAAATATCAAATAACAAATAACAAATAAATAAAAAAAATAAAAATAAGAAATAAGATTTTATATTTAAACTATTATATTTAAGATGTTTTATTATTTTAATATTTTAATATAATAATATTTTAATATGGGCATATTTAATATTATTATTGTAATAATCTTGATTATTGTAGTAATATGGGGCCTTCGCAATCTATTTTTCAAAACAAATATAATTTATGATGTTATGTGTGATGCATCAGCGCCTGTAGAACTACAAAGTACAGTAAATTCATTGTTTGTATCAAACACTAATGTAATAATGGCAAAAGATATTCCAGAAAATAGCTCATCAAATTTTACATTAAGTGTATGGTTTTACATAGATAACTGGGGAAATAATATATCAAACGAAAAAAATGTATTATATATGGCCGTTGATTCAAAAGCACCAACATTACCTGAACTGGCTTCAATGTTAAGCGGTTTAAGCACTAAAGTTGAAAAAGATATTAGTTTAAACCAAATCAAACCTAAAAATATAAATATTGCTTTAGATAAATACGAAAACAATTTATTAATTGATATTGAAACATATTTAGATAATAATGTATCAGGTAGAGCAAGAAGTGCTTTAGTAAATAGAAGAAATTACACAAGATATAAAATACCAAATATACCAGTTCAAAAATGGAATAATTTGACATTAAGTATTGACACAAGAACATTAGATGTATATTTAGATGGGAAACTGCGAAATTCATTTATAATGCATGGATTATATCATAATTTTTATAGCACAAGTGAGAAAAAAAATATATATATAGGAAATATGGCTCAAGGCGCGGGCGCAGCAAATAATGAAGGTCTTAATAGTGGCTTTGAAGGCTTTATTACACGAATTCGCTACGAAAATGATTCCATAAATCCACAAGAAGCATACAATATATATAAAGAAGGAATTGATAAATCATTAGCAAAATCATTATTTAATAAATATAGATTAAAAGTAAGCTTTTTAGAGTATAATACAGAAAAAGGCAGTTTTGAAATATAATTTATATAATTTATATAATATTATATATTAATATTATGAATCCTCCAGAAAGTATATTTACTAATATTTCAAAAAATATTAATGCTGCTATTCCATATAGCGCGGAATCAAGATTAAAATCAGCAAATGATTTTTTATCATCAAATACAATGATAGCAAAAATTACATTTTTATTGGCAATAATAATAATTTTTTCTTTATTATTTTATGTTGGAACTAAATTATTATATTATTTTTTTTCACCATCAGAAACACCATTTTTAATATATGGATTAAAAGATGGGACAGAAGGACTAACTATTACACAGTCTTTAGGCGAAAAATCATCAATCCCAATTTTGCGCAGTATTAATGAATATGAAGGAATAGAATTTACTTACGCATTTTGGATACATGTTAATGCTACAGATTATAAAGAAACAATTGACTTTAAACATGTTTTTAATAAAGGATCTTCACCAAATTCAACAGGAGAAGGGGGAACAGGAATATTTGGTCCAAACAATTGTCCGGGTGTATATTTATATAATGGTAAAAAAAATATGAGCGATGATTTGTTAGACAAGTTCCCTCTTTTAGGAATGTTAGTTAGAGTAAATGTTTTTCATAATAATGAAAACAATAATAATACATATTATGATGATATATATGTCGATGGCATTCCAATAAAAAAATGGGTATGTGTAGTAATTAGAACAACAGCACAAAATGTGGTTGATATTTATATTAATGGCAATTTAACAAAACGTCATAAATTATCAAATATTATTAAACAAAACTATGATAATTTGTATGTCAATTATAATGGTGGATTTGATGGCGCTATTTCTAATTTAAAATATTATAACTATGCTATAGGAACATTCGAAATAAATTCAATAATGTATAAAGGTCCAAATCTAAAATCAAGTAAAGAAAGTAAGCTCAGTGATACAAAAGCGGATTATTTATCAACAAATTGGTATTTTAATAATACAGATATAATATCATAAATTTAATACATAAATTTAATACATAAATTTAATACATAAATTTAATACATAAATTTAATACATAAATTTAATACATAAATTTAAGAATATATAATGTTATTTTTAATTATATGGCACTTAACTTAAGCAGCACGAGAAATAACTATATTATTTTGACACAAAATAATATAAATAGTGTTAGTGAAGGAGCAAAAATTTTACTAAATACACAACTTGCTACTGATAGTATGCCTAGATTGACAGAAAGAAATAAATTTTTTAACCAACTAGATAATTCTACAAATATTATAATATTAAACTACAATAGCATTACAAACAATAACACTACATTATCTGATTGTTTATTAACATTAAATAATATAAAAAATAACATAAAATTTATTTTTACTGATAATAACAAATTTGGAAAATTATTATTTATTAAAAATACTAACATAAATAATTATGACCTTGCCAATAATTATTTAGTAAAAAATTCCACAATTACTTCTAATGATGAAAAGTTCTTCTATTTTCATTTAAATTATTATTTTAATAATAAAGATAGTAGTTCCAATTTTAATAAAAATAGTAGTTCTAATAGTTCTAATAATCCAAATTATGATTATTATAAACTAAATATAAAAGACTATATATTTAGAGATTCTAGTTATACTTTTTTTACTAGAGGACTAGGGTCTGATATATGTTATAATGGTTTAATGTGTAAAATTAAAAGTATAACACCATCAGATGAACTCACTAATTTATATAGAGATGCTAGTCTAACTAGTTTTACTACATTTAGTGACATTTCTAATATAACATCATTAACACAAATCACTAGCACTAGCGCTACACCTTTTAGTATATATAATAATATATATAATAAATATACTATTAATAATAAAAAAATAGTCTATACAGTTGACTTGAGTTATGCTGATAGATCTAGTGGGCTAACAATAAGTTTTGAGACTTTTTTAATTAGAACAAATAATTTTGAAATGGTTAAAAAAGCAACAAGCCAAATAGTATTTGATACTAGCTCTACTATACATTTTTTAAACGTTCAAGTGTCAACTCCACTAAAGCCCATTACATTTACTACAAAAATAAGCAACTCATATATTATTTATTTATCTTTGGGTAATTTTAGAACAGGTCTTATTCAAAGTGATATATATAAACATATTAGTTTTCCATATAATTCAGGAAAGCTAACTTTTTTAGAAAATATTAATGTTAGCTCTATTTATAATCCACTTAATATCAAAAAAAAATATGATAGTCTGCAACAATATATTGACAATAATTATTTGTATGATACTGAGCTATCAGCAAATATACTTTTGAAAAGTGTTAGCGCTTATAATATTTTTACTAGTACTAATAAAATATTTTCTATTTATTTTAATAACTTATTTGATGTTAATAACTTAAAAAGTTATTTTAATGAGTTTAATAATCTTGCTTTCACCAGTTTATCTGGAAGCATTATAAGACCAAATATTAGTTACTTCAATAATAGTACTAATTATAGCATTAATACAATTAGTTTTGATAATGTAATCATAACAAACCCTAATAATTTAAATACTAGAAATCTACCTCAAACACAAACTACTATAGAAAGTTCATATTATAATCTAGATAAACCCGTGCTTTTAGATGTAAGATTCAATTATGATGTCTATTTTAATACATTTTTTACTTTTGATGTATTAAATAATAACATCAAAATAAACACTAGTTCTATAAGTTTTGAGAGTTTAATTTATACAACACCAAGTCGCGATTTTACAGATGTAGAATGTATATATATATATCATAATCCA